TCATGGGTATATCAAGGAGCTTCTCCAAATAAAATAAATGCAAGTACAGATAATGGTGGATGTACTTGGTCAGAAGAATCTAAGCTTATTATGACAAACGGTAGCGGAACAGATGTTACTCATACTGTCTATGTAACTCAAGATGATGAGTATGTTATTCCTTCAACTACTAGTTTCACAACTTATACTAGCGGAGCAGTTACAAAAGATACTTATTATAAAACTACTACTACACTAGCAACTACGGGTATACAAAGGTTAAAGCCAAACGGTACTATAGACGCAAGTGCAAATGGAGGAACAATTAATAACTATTGGCAAGCTACAACAGCAGCAAGTAGTCCTGGAACTCCTTCAGATACAAATGGTAATTTTGAAAGAATAAGAGTACATGGTACATACAGTGCAAGTGCAAATTATTATGCCTATACAGAAGATAGACATAATGATTATGTTGCATATACGAGTGGTGGAAAAACACATTTATGGAAAGCAACTCGTACACAAACAACAGGAGCGAATACTGCTCCCGGATTCAATAGTTATTGGGAAAGAGGAGACTCATGTGGTAAAAGACTAACCTCATGTTCATGTAGATTTGGATATAATCCATTAAGTACAGCTTCTGCTTCAACAGGAAGTACAACAAAGAATAGTCAAAAATCTTTACCTTTTGGAGGATTTCCTGGTGCAAGAAAATTTAAGTAGACTTCTACCTGAAATATATAAGCAAGTAAAAGAAGAAAGTCCAAAAGAAGCTTGTGGACTTGTTATTGAAATCGAAGATGAATTGAAATATATTCCTCTGGAAAATCAAAGTTCTGAGAATGAGCACTTTGCAATTGACCCAAAACAATGGGTTCGATACTCGATTATTTCAAAAATAAAATATGTAGTCCATAGTCACTACGGCTCAAATTGTCATCCAAGTGAGCATGACAAGAATGTATGTAAAAGTCTTGGTGTACCATACTTAATTGTATCGTACCCAGAGAAAGGAGAATTTATTTATGACCCACGTTAAATTAATGGGAGAAATGGGAGACAAGTTCGGTTCTGAGTGGGAGTGCGTCGATACGAATGTTCGTGATATATTAAAATGTATTCATGTACAAACTGAAGGATTACAAGAATATCTTTTAGACTGTCATTTAAAAAATATCGAATTCTCTATACAAAGTGGAGATACTCTTATAGAGGAGTTTCCAGAATTATATCTAAATATTGCACGAGAAGAACTAATAATTACTCCAGTACCTGCAGGTTCTGGAAAGGGATTAGGAAAATTAATCACAGGATTACTAATGCTAGCAGCTTTCTTTTTTATGCCGGGACTCGGAGCAGCAATGACAACTGGAGGAACAACTGTTGGAGGAACTGGAGCATTAGCAGGATCATTTGCTACAGGTACAACAATGGTGGGAGGCACAGTAACATTAGGCACAGGTACTTCAGTATCGGCAGCATTGGCTTCAGGAGCAAGCTTAAATTTAGCAGGTTCAGCAGTAATGATGCTAGGAGCAAACTTAGCACTTATGGGTCTTGCAGAAATGTCAGCACCCGATCCAGATAAAACAACTAACGATCCTTCTTACTTATTTAATGGAGCACAAAATCACATTGAACAGGGAAAACCTGTTCCACTTCTCTATGGAGAACTTACAATCGGTGGCGCACCAATTTATCAAGGATACACACCAGGACTACATAATCAATATAAGAAAGGAGTTACAATAATAGGATCTACAGATTCGGGCAATCAAAGAGTAGGAGCCAATCCTTATAGTGGAACTTATACTAATTATGGTACCTCAAATGCAGGTACTCCTTCAAATCAACCCGCTTCAGGATGGGTAGGAACAGGAAATAATACTTTTGATGCAGTAATGGATCATATTTTCGATAACCCAGGTGGAATAACAAAGTTTCCTCAAGTCGACGACGCAGTACAAAAGCTGTAACTAAAATAAAATGGCAGATAATTCATCAAAATACAGTACAAGAGGCTTTGGAACTAAAGCAACTTATGATCTAAAAAGTCCTAATAAGGAACAAACAGCTATTGTCTACGATTTACTCGCAGAAGGACCAATTGCAGGCTTATCAAATGATCTTTCTTCGGTTTACTACAATGACGTTCCTTTAATTGACTCGGTAAATAATGCTATACTCAAACCTCGAAAATTTACAGCAAATACAACCGCAAACAGTACTTCTGTAGCTGCAAGTGAGTTTGGAACTATTCGCACTCTTAGTTATAATAATAAATCAGGACTTGCTATAGGTGGCAGAGTTATTTCTATTGTAGGAGCAGGTACAAAAGGCTCAGGTATAGCAAGTATCAGTGCAGGCTCTTCAAAAGTTACAACTTCTTCAAATTATTTTACTCAAACAATAATTGATAATCAAGGAAAAGGATTACCAGTATATATCCGTATTGCAGGTGCCGGTCCAGGAGGACAGGATCTTGTATCAGGTATAAAGAAAATGGTAAGTGCAACAGTTGCAGAACTAAGTGTAAGAGCATTTACTACAGTTTCAAGTGCAGATATAGTTCAAGATCATGTTACAACACTCAGTTCCATTTCAGGAAATACCGCAACCTTATCTGTTGCTACTCCTACAGCCGTAACTGGTGCTCTATGTGTAGTAAGCGGACCTTCTTTAGAAGACTCTGCTCAACTAGCAAACTTTTCTCATGTTTCTTTCGGAATAACATCAGGAAATGCACTACAAGCACCTTTAATAGCTCCAGGGTTTACAGGTTCTTCAAGCACAGTTTATGATGCAAATGTAGAACTCAAACAAGCAAATTTATCAGCAGTATCAGGTCTTTCTGGTTTAGGTAATAACTATAACGGAACAAATGGTGGAACAAAAAATGGAATTGATGAACCTGGCAATGATGGTCAAGGTTCTGCTTCAGATACTGTATTAACAGCAGCAGCAATGGGAGTTTCAAATCCCCAAGAAGTAGACGAAGTTCATCTTACTTTTAGCTTTCCAGAAATGCACGCATTTAAAAACTCAGGAGCAAAGGGACCAAGCTTTGTAGAGTTTCAGATGTTCTTTGAATACACATCAGATGGAACAAATTATACTAGTGCTTTGGCATTTGGACCTTCTAATTCAACACTACTTTCTAGAACACCTGAATGGGGGAATAAAGTTACTTATGGAGTTAATAGTGGTTCTATACCTAGCACTGGGTATGTAAAACCTTCGAAAGCACAATACTCTGAATACATAGAAGAATTTGTAATGAATGTTGAACAATTTCAACCTTTTGTTAATTATAGAATTCGTGTAAGAAGAATAACTGATGATAATTTTAAAGATGGAAGTTTTCAACATCAAAATGCTTCTCGTCTCAAAACAGTAGAAAATATAACTAAAGATAGATTATCTTATCCTTATGCCGCTTATACAGCAAACGTATTTAATGCAAAAGACTTTAGCGGAGGACTTCCAAGTAGAGCATATAAATTAAAAGGTAAACTAATTCAAGTTCCTACTAATTATTTAACAAGGGATGAAAGTTCAGACGGCACAGCAAAATATACACGATTAGTAAGTGGCTCTGCCCCTTCTTACGCTGTTTCAGAAGAAGCATCTTATCAGACATGGAATGGATCATTTCGAGGAGATCGTTCAACATGGGCAGAAGGACACCCAAATAGAGAACTAGTATACTGTAATAATCCAGCTTGGGTATTTTATGATATTCTTACAAATAATCGCTATGGAGTTGGGCAATTTGTTGATAGCGCACTTATAGATAAATATTCATTATTTGAAATTGCAAAATATTGTGATGAACTTGTTTCAGACGGTGAAGGAGGATTAGAACCTCGCTTTACAGCCAATCTTTACTTAGACAAAACTGCCGAAGCAACAAAAGTACTGCGAGATATTGCAAGTATATTTAGAGGTATGGTACTATGGTCAGAAGGAGAAATTGTAGCTATAGCTGATAGACCAAAAGAGGTTGTATATACATTTACAAAAGGTAATGTTGAAAATGGAGTTTTTACCTATGAAGGAACAGGAGACAGAGTAAGAACTAACCAAGTAAAAGTAACATGGAATGATCCAGCAGACAATTACAGACAAGCAATCGAATATGTAGAAGATCATCAAAATATATTAAGTACAAACAGACTAGTACGAGAGTCTTCAGTAGCTTTTGGATGTACTTCTCGTGCACAAGCACATAGATATGGTAAATGGAAATTACTTTCTGCACAACTTGAAAAAGAAACTGTTACTTTTTCAACCGGACTTAATGCTATAGGACTAAGACCTGGCGATATTATAGGTGTTCAAGATGCAGATAAAGATGGATACCAATATTCAGGAAGAGTTTCAAATACAGGCACAAGAAGCACCACAGTAATTCCACTAGATAGAACAATATCATTACCTTCTTACGCTGCAGCATTTCCTCCACAACTATTACTTATTTACCCAGAAGGGGGTTGTTACTTAGAGCAAGAAATAGCAGTTATTAATTCTGCAACTTACCATAGAGGAGATCTATTATTAGAAAATCAAGATGGCAGTGCACTCGATACACAAGAAGAAGCTGCTAACTTAAAAGATGATAGTGGTGATAAGGTTCTTAATTTTTGGTCAGAGAATGTAAGAGTAGAAAAACAAAATATATCAACAAGTTCAGGAAATGTGTCTAGTTTAACAGTAGCTTCTGCCTTTAGTGCAACACCTGACGCAGAAATTATTTGGGCACTTCAACTTTTTAATGGTGATGGTACTCCAAAAACTGGAACAACAAAAGAATTTAAAGTTATATCAGTAAAAGAAGATAAAGATCAAAAAGTACAAATTGTTGCAAGTGAGTTTGCAAAAGCAAAATTCGGAGCAGTCGACAGAGGATACACACTTTACAGTGTACCAACAGATGCAATTCCTGATAGAGATGATGTTATACCAGCACCTACAAATATAGTTGCAAAGGTAGAACCTATGAATTCCGAATCTGGAGATTTAGGAGAAACAGTTGATGTTCCAACTTCAGGGGGTGTAAAAGTAACTGTAACTTGGAACGCTCCTTTAACATCAGACGGATTAAAATATAAAAATATTTCAGGTTTTGAACTTAAACATAGTTTTAATGGTGGTTTTGAGAGTATAATCACAAATGGAGAAGATCAAAGTTTTACTTTTGAAAATGTAAAAGTAGGCACATATAATATACACGTAAGAACAATATCAACTATAAATACTTATTCTCCGTGGATAACAAGAAAAGTAACTGTTGGTAAAAATGAAGTTCCTTCTATTGCAGGCTTTAATAAATCTCAAGTAGCTGTAGGAGGACAGCTTAATCAAGCACTTGCGATAAATACAAACACAGGAGTAGCTACTATTGGATCTTCCACCTATACTTTTATAGGGAAAGATGGAACAGAATATGTTCTTACAGGAACGGGTACAGGAAATACACAACAAGCTTTCTCAGGAATGGGAGCAAGTGCAACAGCTTTCCTACTTTTTGATTCGGATGCAACTTCAGATCATCTAAAAGCAGTTGAACTTAAAACAGATTCAAATGTGAGCCCAGCTGTAGAGTATTTTGCAGAAGTTGGAGCATCCAATAACGGACTAACACAGGCGAGTGGAACAATAACTGTCGCCCAATTCTCAAACCAAATAGATGGATCTAGTACTTCTTTTACAAGTGATTTTGCCTCTGGAGATTTAGTAAAACTAGATAATGGTACTGCAGCACAAGCAACTTATGCAAAAGTACAAAGTATAGAAAGTGATACTTTAATGTTTATAGATGCTGTAAGTCAAAGAGCCTATAGTAGTAATAATGTATTTAAGCAAAGCTTTAAACCTGACTTTCTTAAAGATACGATAATTGCGAAAGTCGTAACAAACGGCAGCACTGCTTACTCCTTTGAAATAGTTTATGCAATTACGGCAGGTATTACTGGAGCAGATGGTGCAGACGGATCTGTAGGTACAGATGCCCGTGGAGTAGCCTTAACTGCAGGAGATCAAAGTATTGAATATAATACAAATGGAGCAAGTCCAGATCCTTCTAGTACAACAATTACTGCAACAGCCGTAAATACAACTGGAACTGTATATTATGAATTCTTTAAGAATGACTCAAGTGTTCAAAATACAACTTCAAATACTTATGCATATACACCTCAATCTTCTTTTGATAATATGCCAGATAAGATGGAAGTTCAGATACGAGAAGGATCAAATTCAGGAACAATTCTTGCAAGAGACATAATGACAATTGCTGGTTTAAAAGCTGGTGTGGATGCTATTACAATTATACTATCAAATGAAGCACATACTGTTCCTACAAATACTTCAGGAACACCAACTAGTTTTTCAGGATCAGGAACAGATATTCAAGTATTTAATGGTACAACTCAATTAAACTATGCAACAAGTGGAAATTCAACTTTCAATATTTCAGCAAGTGGTTCAAGTGTTACAGTAGGAAGTGCAAGTACTGTCTCTTCAAATACAAGAAGGTTTGCAGATATCAGTGCTTTAAGTGCAGATGTAGGTTCAGTAACTTTTACAATTACAGTAAGAAACGAAGCAGGAGTTTCGAAAACCTTTACAAGAATACAGACTCTTACAAAATCAAAACAGGGAGCAACTGGTGCTGCTGGACAAGATGGAAATGATGGAAATGATGGAAATGATGGAAATGATGGAAATGATGGAGCAGCAGGATTAAGAACAATACAAGGTTATCTTTATTATGAAAAAACCAGTAGTGGAGCACCGAGTGCACCAAGTGGAACTACG